AAATAAAATTAGAGCAATCTGTAAATACAGAGATCGTAAAAAAAGAAGCATTAATAGTTTTGGCTGAAAAAATAAATGTTAAAATGATAAATGACTATCCGAAAGAAAAAAAGGTAGAGGCGATTTTAGAAATAAGCGGTTATGCTATCAAAAAAACATTATGGTCTGGTGAGGGATATGATCTGATCGGAAATTGGACTAATGAACAGGTCAAAGAAAGAATTATAGAATTATTTTCATGAAAACAGCCCAGGAAAAGCAAGCCATTAAAAAGGTACTAAAATCCGTACTAAAATGGTGTTTATTTGTGATGCTTCCAATTATAGGGGGAGGGTATCTTTCAGGCGAACCGATAGGTAATTATATCATATCAAACGAGTGGGTATACTGTACGTTAATATGGGTTGCATTCACTATTCTTTCGGCACATTTTGAAGCACATTATTATCAGCATGAGATTAGCAGTTCATTCAAAGAAAACTTTAACGAGCATCCTTTGTTCGTTGGAATACGCTTGTGTGTACTAATTCCATTGTGGATTATTAGCTCTTGGAAAGTTGTTATCTGTCTTATCTGCTTATTTCCTTTCTTGCACGATGGGCAATATTATACTACCAGAAATAATTTATCTGGCATTTATTCAAAGAGATGGTTTGCCCAAAGTACTACATCTACCGCTTTAACAACTCATTTTTTTACACCTATTGCCCGTACTATTTGGTTTGTTATAGGTTTAACACTATTGATATTATGGCACATTTAAATTCTAAGAAAAAATGAAAGCAAGCCTGATTGTAGAAAGAAAAATTAAGATGCCCAACTTTACAATGGGTGAATTGTTTTTAAACGGAAAAAAGTTTTGCAACACTCTTGAAGATCAAATTCGGGATTTAAACTATGATGGAGATTTGAGCGATGCAGGAGAAGTCAAGGTATATGGTAAAACAGCCATACCTAGAGGAACTTATAAGGTTCAGATAACCATGAGTAACCGCTTTAAGAAAGAACTTCCATTGCTTTTAAATGTAGCAGGATTTGAAGGGATAAGAATACATGGAGGCAATACAGTAGAAGATACTTTAGGTTGTATTCTTGTAGCTTATAACGCTTATGAAAAAGAAGGGCGTATTCAAGGAAGCGCAAGCAATGACTTGGTAGTCGAGCTAAAAAAATATCAAGAAATTGAAATTAAGATAATATGAAAAAAGCTATCTCCTACATACAAAGTTCATTCGATACCCATAGCCAAGGCGCAAGCGCAAGGAAACTAACTGCATTTTGGATAGTAATGTTAATTACATTTCTGCACATCAGTTATTTCAGATACCAAGCTAAACAAGAAGGTAATTATGAATACCTGCCTACTATTTTAGTGATAGACTTTTGTTTTGTAGCAGTAGCATTAGGATTAACAACGGTAGAAACGATTTTAAAATTAAAAAATGGTAATTCGGATAATACTTCTGATACTCCTAAGTAGTTTATTTTCCTGTTCCCCTCAAAAGAGACTTTCAAACTTAATAAAGAGGCATCCGGAATTAATTAGTAGAGATACTATTTATAAAGATACAACAATTGTAAAACCAGCTGTGGAGGTTAAGGGAGAATCTGAAATTGATAAAAACTATTCGGATTTACTTTTATTGATTGATGGATATAAAGATAGACTTGATAGTGTTACATCGGGCAAATTAAAAACCGAGATAAAAAATTATATTATCAATAAACCTATTTTGAATGATACTATTCGTATTGATACAGCAGGTTTTCATTTCAGATTATTTGAATCAGGTGGAAAATTAAAATATGTATTTAATAAAGATGCAGATAGTACCACTATAAAAATTCCAACAATTGTTAATTCAGTTAACCCCGTTCAAACAGAATATAAGATACATTGGTATGATATGGCTGCAAGGTGGTTGGCTGGTATAACCTTAGCCTTTATTCTATTTATTCTCTTAAAAAAGGTGCATCTGCTTTAATTTTTCCTATTTGATTTTCAGTTAGTTATATTTTATCTTGAAATAATCTTGATAAAATACTTGATAATTCAAAATAAGTACGTATATTTGTATCAACAAAAACAAACAGATATGAAAACGATAGCATCTACAAAAGAAAACAACGCCAAAATCAAAGCACTTAAAAAAATTGCTCAAACTAAATGGGTTGGGAATACTATCCATGACAATATGGATAAATGTTTAAGAGCAATAAATTTAGATAGCAATAATTCAGGGCATTATAACCCTATTGCTACAAGAATAGATGGTTTAACTGGATGGTTCATGATAAACCAAGATGGTTCAATTTTCTGTGAAGCAAGGGTTATAAAAGAAGATGAAAAACAATTTAAAATTGAGTACATGACTAATGCAGCATGGAATGATTTTGAAAATCTTTATTGCGAATTTATAGATGAAAAATAAAACACACGGAGGCAAGCGAAAAAAAGCAGGAAGAAAGCCAGTAGCCGATAAAAAGCTGCAAATACAATTATACGTACTTACTTCAAGAGTTAATAAAATAGGAGAGGAAAAGCTGAAAGAGATATGTTACTCAGCTATTGAAAGAGAGTTTTTAAAACCTTAGCTTCTGCATTTCCTCTACTTTTAATCTTTTGGTAATCTTAGCGTAAATTTGTGTAGTTCTTATATTAGAATGCCCAAGTACAGAACTAACAACAGCTATACTAACTCCTGAATCCAAAGCTAAAGTAGCAAATGTATGTCTTGCTACGTGAGAGGTGAGAGGTATAGAAAATTCAAGTCTATCTTCTATACAATGAAGGAATTCGTTATACTTCTGATTAGAAATTTTAGAAAAAATATATTCCCCTTCTTTTTTCTGGTTCTTTAAAATCTGTTGTGCTTCGGGTATAAGAGGGATGATTATAGGTTCTTTGGTTTTTATTCTCTCTCTGTATATGGCGTTATCTCTTATCTCAGACCATCTTAAAGATATAAGGTCTGAAAAAGAAAGCCCTGTATAACATTGAAATAAAAACTTCTTTCTAACCTCGTCCTCGTATTTATTAAGCTTATCACAATCAACAATCTTTTGCAAACTAACTTTGTCCAAAAATGTACGGTTACTTGTCCCGTCTTTTAGTTTATAGGATTGAAAAGGGTTTGCTTTAATCCTTCCCATTTTAAAAGCTTCATTGACGTACATCTTAAATATTTTCATCCGCTTATATACCGTGGTTTGGCGTAGTCCTGATTCTTTTAAAAACCCTTCGTAACGAGAAAGAAATTCATAATCTATTTTTTCAAAACCAAGTTTAGGAGAAAAGCTTTTAAGGCTTTCCTTTAGTTGTCCGTATGTCTTTATAGTGCTTTTTGATATTTTTTTCTTTTGCAGGTCGAGTTGATTCTCATAAAATTCATAAAAATCATTTATAGGCTCACTGTCATATAGTTCTTTTATTTCTTTAATTGAGATATTAGGGTTTTGCAGATAGAGCAACTGAAACTTATCTAATGCTTCTTTAATTTTTAGATTAATATGTATTGCGTTTGATACCCGTCCGTCAATCCATTGCATATAATCGCTTCCTATCTTGTCTGCATACGTATAAATATTAAGAGAATAATAATCTTTATCACGGTCTTTAATGAGACATATTTTAATGTGCTTTGTTCCGTCAGACTTTTTTTTATACCACAATACAGGTTTGATTGTCATGGTTTGAACATTTTAGGGTATGGTTTGAATTAGGTTTGAACAAATATACTAATAATGTCTTATTATGAACTGTAATGAACTGTAAAAAGCTGTTTGCAGAATCTCTTGAATGGTCAGTAATTTCAGTGGCTTTGTGCGTATTTGAAATAAAAAAGGCGAAATGGTTAGTTTCGCCTTAGTGATCCCGCTGGGAATACTTTAGGTATTGATTCTAAAGGCTTTCAAAGGAGAAGTTTGAACAAATACTCAAATAGGTAATATAAAAGAACGATTCCGCTTATAAATAATCCAAGGTAAAATTGTGAAATATAGGTGCTTTTTCTTTTACTCAATTTCATTATTTAATGCCTTACCCGATTTACCTACATTATTCCATGCGTTAATTTTAAATCCAAAAGAGACTACGCCTAATCCTGCACCAACTACTGTTAGAAAATTACTCTTTACCCCTATGCCTATTCCGGTAAGCAAAATACTGCCTGCTGATATTCCCAAAGAAGTATAATAACTACTAGCAGCTTTTTTTAAATACGTTCCAGAGGTATAAATATTATTCTTTTGGTATTCGTCTATCTTTTTCAACTTGTAATCAAGCTCACTTACTTTAGTAACCAAATAATCCCTGTCGTCTAATAAATCCTGAATGCTATCCTGAGCAAATGAATTGAAGGAAATGAATAATAAGATAATTAGTAATTTTTTCACGGAGTTAATTTTTTAAGTTAAAGGTCTCTATTTACTATTGGGATTCCAAGAATGTTCTTCTATGTAATAAACCCGCACTAAATCTTTTGCATGTAGCTTTATTGTTCCATACTCAGGGTCATTTGCAACCAATATAAGATGATTACCTTCCATACCATTAAATCGTTTTAATGAAAGTCCGTCACCATCACCAATTGATTTTTTTGCCTGAAATAAATATATTTTTCCTTTTTGCAGCCATTCTATTTTTTCAATAATAGTACACACTATTTTATCTCCCGGATAATAACTTTCCCTTGAGTTACCCTTCTTTACCATAGAGAATCCAGTAACTTCAAATTGAAATGATTCTCCTTTTACATTAGGATTACTAACCTTTTCTAAAGTATTTAAAAATGCTGTGTCTTCGTATCCGTTCAAAAATCCTCCTACTGCCTTCAATGGCACTATATACATGTTCCTTTTCCCGTCGCTAATGTCGTAACTTTTAACATTCGAAAAATCCGTATTTATACTGATTTTTTTACTTTCATCTATAAATTTAGGGAGCTTCCCTTCCTTAATATATTCTGGATTAACCCCCAAATTATCTAACAGTTTTTTTAAAACCTTTGAAGACACTCCAGCCTTGCCCCTCTCTATATCAGATACCGTTCCTTGCTTCAATTCGATATACCCACCAAAAACTGATTGGTCTAGACCCAGTTCTTCCCTGATAATTTTAAATCTTTGATTTTCAGTCATATATAACAATTGTTAATAACTCTATATAGATTTCTTTGTTTAAATATAGATTTCTATATATGTTTGCATAGAAAATTATAGACAAATATATATAAAAATGGTTAACAAAAAATTAAAAATCGAAAAAGGCGTACCAATTCCGTCTAAATCTTCATACCCATTTGATGCGATGGAAGTAAAGAATTCTTTCATAGCAGGAAGATACTCTCCTGAATTAGCCAGAAGAATAACGGCAGCGATAGCATATTATATAAAGAAGCATCCTGAAAAAAGGTTTACCGCCAGAAAGGTCGATAATCATTTAAGAGTATGGAGGACTAAATAATGAAACTCCCAACAACAATAACAGCAGATAAAGCTTGTGAGATATTAGGCTACTTCGGTTCAAAAGACTGGAAGAACAAGAAGTTAAAAGAATTAATTATAGAAAAGAGAATAACAAAATATGTAAGGCGCAAATCATACTTGTTTGATTTGGAAGAGATACTGGAATTGAGGGAACAATTATTTACGCACAAATGAAAGACTATCAATCATTATTAAGCGACAAGCTAGATTATATAAGAATGGTTGAAGCAAGATTATTTGAACTGATATTTCAGGAAATGACAGAGAAAGATTTTAGTGTTAGAAAAGTTTTGCAAAAGGAAATAAGTTCATTACAAAAGATATATGTGTACACGTGCATATGAAGACTTACAAGATAATATTATTTGGAGCAGCATTGATAACAGCATTATACATAAAGAAAGCCCCGAAGGAATGGACAACTCGCATGAATCCTTCTAACGGTAGCGCAGAATCCAGAGAAGGGGCTTTTAAAAACTAAAACTAATGGTAACAACAGAAAAAAATTTTAAGTCTGAGGTTAAATTACTGAACCAATTCAAATGCAATAATGATGAAGTAAGAAAAGAGCCTATGTTTTTTAATTCTGATTTCGAGTTTGCTATGGAAAATGGAGGAGAAATAACAAAATCATTTCTACATGCATTACCAGATGAATGGAAGGAACAGCCGCTTGTATTTGATAGCAGGGTTCATATGCTAATGCCTGGGTGGTATCCATCAATACCTGGGTATCATCATGATGACGCACCTCGCCCATTAATCCCGGTAGGACAGCATTTTATTACAGCAGGACAGCCTGACTATGAGAATCCAAGGTACAAAGCTGAACATATAATGGCACTTGTAAATGCTCAAATATGCCCTACAAAATTTATAATAGGAGAATGTAAAATGCCTGCAATACCTGATGGTGAATTGATTTATAGAAATTGGCATTTAGAGGTTATGGAACTTATTAAAAATAATAAAATAGAAGTATTTAAATGTCCTGACAAACAGCTTGTTTACTTTAATTGGCAATGCTTTCATACTGGAGATAAGGCTTTATTAAACGGATGGAGATGGTTTGGTAGAGTAAGTAGAAATACCGATAGATTAAACAGGATTACAAATGAAATAAGAACACAGGTACAAGTGTATTTAGAATTTCCTATGGAAGGATGGTAATTATTAAAAACTAAACTAAAAAAATGAAACACTTATTCGTACCATATAAAATAGCTGCATTGGCTAAAGAAAAGGGATTTAATGAACCTTGTTTAGCACTAATAGAAATAGAATCCAGGGAAATTCTCCATGAATATGTGAAATATAAAAGTCGCATAGCAAAAGGATGGATTAAACTTCCTCTTTACCAGCAAATCATTGATTGGTTTAGAGAGGAGCATAAAATTTATATTTCAATAGACTTAATTTCTGGCTACTGGTTTTTTTCAATTTTTCGAGTGCTGGAAGCAATAGGAGATTCTATGCAGGAAATGGAGTCTAATGATTATGAGCCAACATACTACGAAGCCCTCAACAAAGCAATAGAAGAAGCATTTACACTTATATAACTAAAACTAACGACCAATGACAAAACACACTAAAGGAGAATGGAAAGCCATAGAAAAAAAATATGAAGGATGGGTAGTTGTTCTCAATGAAAGAATACCTATAGGAACTACTTATATAGCAAGAGATATAAATCAAGGGCACGATGGGGGCGAGGCGGATGCCAAACTAATAGCAGCTGCACCTGAATTACTAAATGCGTTGCAGGAAATATTTAAGTACACCAAAGGTTCTCCTATTGGCTCTAAAGAGTATCAGATTCATATGTTATGCTACAACGCAATCAAAAAAGCAACAGAATAATTAACTAAAACTAAAAAACGATGACCGAAAAACAGACCATGATAGCAGCGCAAAATGCCGAGGCTATTGAAAGATTAAGAATAGAAAACTTAATCAAAGAAAAAGTAACAGAATATCCAATCTTTTACAAAGAACATAGTATAGATGATGTAAATGGGGAGGACTGTTCCTATGCAATGATAATAAGCAAATCAGAGGGTATTTATGTATATGGTGCAACTATTCAGCACTATAAATACAATGAAAACCTTCTTGAAGAATCCAGAGGGCATCTACTTACAAACTTCATTGACCCTGATGAATCAGAAGTTGTAGAAGAAATATTGCAGGAGGATTTTAACAAAGAGTTTCTAAAGGCAATTCACAAAGTATCAATAATCGCTTTAACATAAATAGAAAAGCCTCCCGACCAAAGGAGGCTAATCACTAAAACTAAATCGAAATCGAAAAAACAAATATAATGGAAACAAAAGTAAAAATCAAATCAGCAGTCGACAATGGTAAAATAATCCTTGTTGACTTGGAAGATGGCAGACAAGTAAAAGCCTTCGACCAAAAGGTAAAAGAGTTTATAGGACAAGAGATTCCTGTAAAGCTAGTAGAAGGAAAAGAGTTCAAAGGAAAAAAAGACCTTATCCTAAACTTAATCGAGGACAAGAAAAAATTTCCTCAAAAGGATTGGTCTTTTGAAAAAAAGCGCGTGGCTTTAGAAACCGCTAGGGTGACCTGTCAGCCAAACGACACACCAGAACAAGTAATTGCGAGTGCTAACAAATACTTAACATGGCTACAATGAGAACCGTATTCCATAACACCGAAGCAAAGCAGATAAACTATTTAGACAATAGATATTATACGCTTGACGAAAAAACTTACTACCCTTCTGTAACAACAATACTGGAGGTATTTCCAAAGGGATTTGGTTTTGAACAATGGTTAAAAGATGTAGGAAGTAACGCCTCTGAAATTGCTAACCGCGCAGCAGAATCAGGAAGTAAGGTTCACTCAGCAACAGAATTTTTTCACGAAGGAGTTGAGATACTTTGGGCAAACGAACACGGGCTGCCTAACTACACCTTTCAGGAATGGGAAATGATCTTAAGATACAAAGAGTTCTGGACGAAATGCCAGCCTGAATTAATCGCTAACGAAACAATGTTTTGTTCTGATGAACTAAGATTTGGAGGAACACTTGACAGGGTGGTAATGATCGCAGGTAAAAGATGGTTAATAGATGTTAAGACTTCGAACTACCTACACAAGTCTTATGAACTTCAACTATCAGCGTATGCCGAAATGTGGAACTTGTTTAATCCTTCAATTCCAATAGAAGAAACGGGAATACTTTGGTTAAAAGCAAACACCAGAACCGACAAAATAGATGTAGAAAAGAACATTTTTCAAGGCATTGGATGGCAGGTAAAGACTTTTGAAAGACATTATTCTGATGCCTTTAAAATATTCAAACACGCTCAGGCTATTTGGGAAGAAGAAAACCCGACCTATAAACCTTTGAATAAAATTTATCCAGATAGAATAAAACTATGAACATCAAAGAACTAAAATCATGGCTGGCAGAAATAAAGGAGGCTATGGACGTAAGGGTAGGAATTGACGAACCTAACGGAATACTAGAGAAGCTAAATAATCTAAGTAGCCTCCTTTCTTTAAACGCTCAATGTGTGGCGTTGTCAGAAAAATTTTACAATGAGAAACTAGGGGAACTATGCTTAGCAAAAGAATACAAATCAATGCAAGCAACAGAAAAGAAGATGCTATTTGCTTCTTTGGCAAGTGAGGAAATTTATGTAATGCAGCTCGCTGAAAAGCAATCTAAAGATGTTCATTACTGCCTGGAATCTTTACGGTCAATGTTAAGTTATTTGAAAACAGAATTAGTAAATATTAAATAAACCTAAAATGAGCCAAAAACAAATAATACTAAACCACTTAAACAGGCATGGAAGCATAACTTCTGCCCAAGCTATCAGTAGATACTGGATAACAAGATTAGCAGCAATAATAGGATTCTTAAAAGAAGATGGAATACCTATTAAGTCCGATAGGATAAGAGTAAAGAAAAAGTCAGTAGCTAAATACTGGATTCCCCCTGCTAATGGCAGTAAGGTTTGGAGGATAAAGGAGTGAACCTAGATGCAAAACTCTGGAAAATATTTAGCGAGTATATAAGAAAAAGAGATTCGGACGATAACGGTTATATAATATGTATAAGCTGTGGAAGATGGGTAAAATGGAAAGAATCTGATGCTGGACATTTTATAAGTAGAAGATTTGAATGTACAAAATACGATGAGAAAAATGTTAACGCCCAATGTGTAAAGTGTAATCGTTTCGAAAACGGAAATCAATACGAACAAAGTCTACGAATAGACAAAAAATGGGGAGAAGGAACTTCAAAAGATTTAAGCGATAAATCAAAAATGACCTGCAAGAAAGACCGATACACCTACGAATACTTAATAAACGAGTACAAACAAAAGATAAAGGAAATTGAAAGATGAATAGAGAAAAAAAGTTTAGAGCATGGGATGGAGAGAAAATGATAACAAAATCCCGTCGAGACGGGTACGATGATTACTATACAATGGACTTGGATGGTTCTTTTTATGGCCACACACGAACAGGTGATGAATATTTTTCTTATGCAAAAGATGAATGCAATCAAAAACAATATATTTTGATGCAATACACAGGCTTAAAAGACAAGAACGGAAAAGAGATTTATTTTAAGTGTGATATAGTTAAAATTAAATATCCGTATTGCGGAACTCATATTGAATTAGTAGTTGTATTTAATTTCAATGAGGAAGAACAAAGAACAGAGCTAGATATATACGGACATCATCAATATACATCTCTTTGGTATGATTCTACAAAAATGAAAGATATTGAAATAATCGGCAACATATACGAGCATCCTAATTTGAATGGTAACTTTTAATTTTTTACTTATGTTAATACACGACCACTTTCAAAACTTCAAGGTATATCAAATACCAAAGGCGCAACTAATCATTGCTGATATTCCTTACAACTTAGGGAACAATGCTTACGCCTCAAATCCTGCATGGTATAAAGACGGGGACAACTCCAATGGAGAAAGCGAATTGGCAGGAAAAGAATTTTTTGATACAGATAAAGATTTTAGACCTGCGGAGTTTATGCACTTCTGCTCAACTATGTTGAAGAAAGAAGATCGACAACGCACGCAAGGAGATGAAAATAAGAGAATGAAAAGTAACGCACCATGTATGCTTGTATTCTGTGAGTTTGAGCAACAGTTTTCACTTATTGAACTTGGTAAAAGATACGGACTTAACAGATATATCAATTTGGTTTTTAGAAAAAACTTTTCGGCTCAAGTGCTAAAAGCAAATATGAAAGTAGTGGGAAATTGTGAATATGGATTGCTTTTTTATCGTGATAGATTGCCTAAGTTTAATAACAAAGGGAAAATGATTTTTAACTGCATGGATTGGGAAAGGGATGGCGAAACCGAAAAAATACACCCGACACAAAAACCAGTTTCGTTGCTTAAAAAGATAATTGAAATTTTTACCGATGAAGGTGATGTAGTGATTGACCCATGTGCAGGGAGCGGAAGTAGTATAGTTGCAGCACTTGAACTTAATCGCAAGGCATACGGGTTTGAGATAAAAAAGAAATTTCACATGGATGCAACTAAATGGATTAACGAAACAATTCAAACAAAAAAAGATGTTGAACAATATGGATTTCCTAAAACACAACTTGAAAAAATTGCTCCCACTTTATTTTGATACTAACCAAAGAAAGAATTACTAAGCTAAATGGCAAGAATTAGAAGCATAAAACCTGATTTTTGGGAGGATGAAAAACTATCCGATATATCGCTACAAGCAAATTTGTTGTTTATAGGTTTATGGAATCACGCCGATGACACAGGAATAATAAAATCAAATATCAATTGGATTAAATCAAAAGTATTTCCAATACGCGAGGATGTAAGAAAAGAACAAGTTTCTCAATGGATTGAGTCCTTAGTGAATGCCCGTTTCCTTGTACCTTTTAATTATAATAATGAAAGCTACTACGTGATACGCTCGTTCCGAAAGCATCAAAGGATTGATAAACCACAAGATTCTAAGATTCCTAGCGCAGTTGTAAATACCATTCTTGAACAATTCGACGATAATTCCAAGAACGTTACTGGAATATTCCAAGAACATTCTTGTCTGGATAAGGAGAGGAAAGGAGAGGAGAGTAAGAGGTTCTCGCGTCCTTCTTTGGAAATGGTTAAAAACTATTTCTTAGAAAAAAAATCAACAGAGTTAGAAGCCGGAAAGTTCTTTAACCACTACTCGGCTAATGGTTGGAAGGTTGGTAAAAACTCTATGAAGGATTGGAAGGCAGCGATTAACCAATGGATTAGCAGATCAAGAGAATTTCAAACAGAAAAGAAAACAGAAAGGCCTAACGGATTAACAGCAAACTAATGTTTTACAGGGTAAGCGAAATAAGAAAAAGCGTATGCGACCTATACGAACGAGGCATACAAAAGGGCAATTATGTAGGCTTTGAATGTTTGAAGGACTTGTATTCTGTTAAGTTAGGTTATACCACTTACGTTGTTGGCGCGCCCTACTCTGGAAAGACGGAATTCATGTATGAAATTTTGATTAATCTTTCTCTGTTCTACGGTTGGAAGCATGCCCTGTTTTCCCCGGAATCAGGCTCTAAAGAAGAAATCGTTGCCGAGTTGTGCCATAAGTACATCGAGAAACCATTTTACGGTGAGTACCGAATGACCGAAATGGAACGATACAAAGCTGAGGCATGGCTAGATGAGTATTTTTTTATCATCGACCCGGACGACAAAGATTTAGCCATACCTGAATTTTATAAGCTTGTTGACGAGATCGAGAATAAATACGGGGTTACTATCCAGACTACCGTTGGCGACCCTTTCAATGAGTTTAAACATAATTTCAGCAAGGATGAAGGCAGACAGGATTTGTATATCGAAAGGATTTTGGGAGACGTAAGGAAAAACGCCAAAGCAAAGAACAGGCATAATTTTATCGTAACACATTGCCGAGATCAAAAGCCTATAACACATGACGGGGTGACTTACTTTCCTCCCCCTACTGCAAGAGATTATGCAGGAGGGCAAGCTTGGTTCAGAAAAGGAATGGCAATGGTTTGTATTTACCGCCCTCCGGCAGGACTCAATGATGAAAACGGACAGCCTTATGAGAACAATGAAACACAGGTTATTATCCAAAAATCAAAACCCAAAGGAATCGGAAGGAACGGAATAGCTAAATTATTTTGGGATTGGAAAAGAAGCCGTTATTACGAAAAATATGCTGGTTTGGACTGTTATGCCATGGAGGAGGAGAAAGCAAAGGAGACGAAAGATTTAGTGCCTAAAATCGAATATAATCCAGACAAGTATATCCAGTCAGAAACAGAAATGCCTTTTTAAGAATGAAAAGTTTATACAAAGAAACAGGATTTATTGAAAACGGGGCAGTAAAACATGATTCACTTTTGCTTTATCAGTTTGGGTTAATCATAGCTGATATGCAAGCCAAATTAATGAAGTATAAATTAAATAATCCTAACGAAGATATACAGGAAAGAACCAAGACAATAGACGATTTATTAAATATACATAACGCTTACTCAAGGTTTTATTTTGATTCAGATTACTATCGTGCAAGATGTACAGACTTGGAATTAAAGCTTCAAAATTTATCAGAAGAATGTTTAAAAAAAGAAAATGAAATTGAAAAACTAAATAAAATAATCCATGCAGAAACAGAAAGTAATAGAGTGGCTTAACAAACTGGAGCCTAATAAAATAGTAGTTATAGATAGAATAGTAAAACCTATCGACAGAGATGTATTTGAAAAACATGTTAAAGAATACATAGACAATCAGCAAGGCGTTTGTGTAGAATTTAACAGCGATTATAGTAGGCTAAGAAAGCGAATAAACCGGAACTGAATTAAACGAAATAATAAATTAAAACAACAAATTATGAAAACAACACATGGAAAATATAGACAATGATTATAAATTGATTCCCATGTCTGAAATAACAGACGAGGCTAGAGAAATTGCAGTAAGATGGGGAGAAAATATGAAAGATAACTTCATTTCTCAAAAACATAAACTAGCAAGCGATATAATGAACTATGCTAGGCGCACCTATCAGGAGCTGAATATACAGGAATTAAGAAAAATAAGAACAGCTTTAATTGAGGCGCAGAAAAAATACGAATACTGCATGATAGATGGTACAGATGCTAATGTATTAAAATATTTATTTAATCATGCCATATTAGATGAATATAATATTGATTTAAACTAAACATGGAAAAGAAAACACCAACAGCAGAAGAAATATTTAACGTTCATTTTTCGGAGGAAGAAATGGGAGAAAACGAAGTTGAATTAAAAACAAAAAATACACTAAAAGACGAGATTATTTCTGCAATGGAAGAATTTGCCCAGCTTCATGTAGAGGAGGCAAAAGAATCCCATCCCTTCACTAAGGAGGATATGATAGGGTTTGCAGAATGGATGTGTACAAAATATTATGGATATTGGCATTCATATTCTAGCCCATTTGCATTGACTAGAAAAGAGCTGTTGACTTCTGAAGAAGCTTTAGAAACCTACTTAAAAAACAAACATGAAATTTAGAAGAACACACGAAAAACCAGACGGAATTGATTATGTGGTAAAATTACGATCTGGATTAATAAGCCCACTTCCAAGTATATCAAAATGCCGTATTCAGGTTAAAGTAGGCTTGTGGTGGATAACTATAAAGAAATATTATATATGTGAAAAAATGTATTAACTGGTATAACCAACAAAAAGAGAAATGAAAGCAAAAGAAAAAGCAAATGAGTTAGCAGATAAATTGGTAAAATCCTTCATGCGAATTAAAGTACAAACCATTGGTTGTAACGATGGGGGCAATCCATGTATTATAAATAATAATATGACGATAGATTCGGCAAAGCAATGCGCTTTAATACTAGTAGATGAAATTCAAAACGCTATAATGGCTTTCGATGAAGGCATGAATAAAGAAATGAATTACTGGCAAGAAGTTAAAGAAGAAATTAATAAGCTATGAAACAAAAGACAATAGAACTACAAGACAGAACAATCATCTTTCAGGAATTGCTAGAGGGGGCAACTGAAATAGGCATAGCATATTTTTATGATTATATAGACTTTAAATATGTGGTCAATAATCACTGGGAGTTTTCTGGATTAAAACTAGAAAAAGATATGCTTCATCCACCTGTAATTATCGGCCTTGACAAAGACATGACAGAGGAGATGGCTAAGAAGGTGGTGGATGTGTTTATTTACAATAATGAGTTTCATGGTTTCGCTAATTATGTAACCAACTTTTCCAAAGATGCTTTTAAAACAGCCCTCGAATCTTATAAATCATTAAAAGAAAAACACGGAATAACAGGTTGGGGAAATACTTTAGTAACAGTTAAATATAAATAAGATGAAAAAGAAAATACTAATTGATATGGGGTTTGGATGCAAGCCACAGCCAATAGATAGCCCTGCTGTAAAAACACTCGTCAAAATGCTTAAAAAGGCAGTCAAATTAGGACTTCTTGATGCTGGAGGATCATTACCTCGCCAAAAACCAACCAAGAAAACAAAGGAGACGGAAAAATATGTTGATAAATACATAACAGAAAATGGTTATCCGCCTACTTACCAAGAAATAGTAAAACAATTCAACCTTAACAGCACAAACTCAGCTTATGCAAGATGTAGGCATTTTCGATACAAAATGAAAAGGGTAAATAATAATACAATATAAATAAGATGGAACACAGAAACGAAAATGAAATCATATGTCCTTACTGCGGTTGGGAAGATCAAGATAGTTGGGAGTTTACCGAAGAAAGCGGAACAGATACTTGTGCTAGCTGCGACAAAGAATTTAATGTATTCAGGGAAGTCTCGGTTACTTACAGCACAAGTAGAATTGACTGTGAAGAAAATAAAACCCAGCACGAATACCAATTTGAAAGCGTGTTTATGAGTAAGCGAGATTATAAAAACGGTATTTGGACTGACTTGCCAGAAGATAAATGGCAATACACAAAGATAATGATATGCTCCATTTGTGATGATAAGGAATACATTGATATAACGAAAGACGAATACTACAGTACAACTGGCAAAAGTTTAAAATAACCACTAACTAATATATAAAACAACCTTTAGAATAAATAAGAATGGAAAAGATTGATGAATTTGAAAAAACTATAAAAGAACTTGGATTTAGATTAGACCGTGATGGTTATAATTATAAATTTTATAATGGAACCCGGTTTTATAAGCTAAGCTACGAAGGGTACGCCTACGTGCTTTATCAACAAGTAAATATATACATAAAACCACTAATGAATCTGTTTGTTCTATACAACAAGTTCAAAAAAGGTAGTGCGCAAATTACTTTGCATTATGAAGTACCTATTGCACACTTTAGAGACCCTAATAAACTAAGACAATTCATTAAAATATTAAACACAAAATTTGATTGATTATGGAAAAGAAATTAGAAGATTACTTGCACCTGTATCTTGGGATAGAATCAGGTTTAGCCATTGACAAAACAAAACTTAATAAATAACTAAATGGAAATAACAAACGAAATCAAAGCAAGGGTTTTCGCGCAGTATTTGGGGCAAAAAATAAATCTAAAAAAAGAGGGACAAGCCGAGAATCTAATATTAAATGTCCATCGACTTCATTACGGAATGGTACTTAATAAATTCGGTGAAGTTAAATTAATTCTTAAACCCCTTTCCTCAATAACAGATGAAGATGCTATTGAATGTTTAAATATTTGTTTAGCGGAAGATTGGTATTCTAATGAAACTGAAAAAAGAGCTTGGGTTGATATTTTAAAAACTGAATTGATTGATGGTTTTGGTAGTGTTCAAATGAAGATAAAGCCCTATTTCTCTATGGTCTGGAAAATTTACCAACTCTTACAATCTAAGGGCTATGACTTGCCACAGTATTTACTTGGTGGAAAAACATTACAGGAAGCAGGATTAGCAATCTATGAATAAATTAATCAACCTCTAACGAGATAAAAACAAAACATGAATAGAATATGAATCAAACTTTACCAATTAGTTTTCTGCATTTTTTTGTAATGAGAAAATCGGAAGAGGTTTTTAAAAAGGAAATAACAATAACCTATATCGAAGAAATAGTTTGCAAAAGATTCAATATAGACGCAAGCGGGCTTCACACCAAGAGACAGGATAGAAAGGTTTCTGAACCTAAACATATTATCATGTTTCTTACTGAAAAATTTACGAATCTTACTTTAAAAGATATAGCAGAATATTTTGGATACACCGGAGATTCAAGACATAGTGCTGTTATCAATGCAAGAAGAGCGGTTTTAAATAAAATATATTCCGATAAATATTTTAAAGCACGGGTATTTGAATTACAGGCATACATATCCGGTAATGTTTAAAATATGTTACAAACGAGGTTTTTAAATAATTGCTGACAGAATAAAGTAGATATACTTTTGGCCTACGATCAAAAATGAACTTCGATCAGGCAAAAAAATATATCCCTAATCTCAAAAGGCGACCCGACAGGAAGCGCCAGATGATTCAACAGTTTAACAGACTAGGAATAACTAATTACGAGTTTTACGAAGCCATTGACGGGAAGAAAGAAAAGTTATCAAAAGGAGAAATAAAAAGTACCCAAATCGCTTGCCTCCTGTCCCACTTAAATATTATTAAAAAATCCAAAGAAGATAATTTAGAATACGTAGTTATCATAGAGGATGATGCGGATTTCTGTTCTCAATTTAACCTCATGTTGAGTAATGTATCAAAACAAATTCCAAAAGATTGGGATATGCTTTATTTCGGTGCTCACAATTTTAGAAAACTTAGAATGGTTAGCTCTAATATTGGAAGATGCGTTACCAGCCTATCAACAATTTGCTATGCAGTTAATAATACAGCATACGACACGATTATAAATACTTTAGAAAAGGCCGAAAACATTTTAGACTTATACTATGTTAATGAAATCCATCCAAATATAAATGCTTATTGTTTTTATCCCAACCTGGTAACTCAACAAAGGGGATTTTCAGATATAGAAGAAATGAATGTTGATTATCACAAATATTATAACAAATGGTAAGCTTTGGGAAACTAGGAAAATATGGAAGATGGGGAAACTGTTTGTTTCAAATAGCTGCTACTATTGGCTATTCTCAGAGGCATAAAGTGAATTACCTGTTCCCTGAATGGGAAGGATTTACTCATTTAAACCACAAGTTCAATACTGGAATGGTAGGCTCGAGTTATAGTTATATGGAGCGAAGATTTGCATTTACACCTATTCCATTAACCAGAGATATTGACCTTGAAGGATATTTTCAGTCTGAAAAATATTTTGACAATTGCAAAGATTATATAAGGGAGATATTTAAACCTAATTCAGAAATAGAAAATTATATTAATGAAAAGTATTCAGAGCTTTTAATTAAAAACACCTGCTCTATTCACGTAAGAAGAACTGACTATTTAGAGTTCTGTGATTATCACTATAATCTTGGACTAGATTACTATAACAAAGCAATGCCATTAATAGACTATTGCACATTCGTTGTTTTTAGTGATGATATTGAATGGTGCAAGAAAAATTTAAAGGCAAAAAACATAATATTTATTGAAGGGGAAAAAGATGTAGTTGATTTTTATTTAATGAGTAAATGCAAGAATCATATCATAGCTAACAGTTCTTTTAGCTGGTGGGCTAGTTACCTTAATGCTGATGAGAGTAAAATGGTAATAGCTCCGCGAAAGGATTGTTGGTTTGGAGCAAAGCAGAATCATAGTGTTAATGATCTTTATTTAGATAGCTGGATTTTAGTATGAGAATAGCTTTAATAGCATATCACAAGAACATTGATAAGATTTATCCTAAAGAATGGATAGATAAGTTTAGGGACAGTATTTTGAATCAAACTTATTCTGAATTTGATATTTATGAAGTTGAATATGGAGGTGGTGAAAACAGGATTTTTGAAAACAGCATTTACGAATCAAGACCGTTTGAAAACTTCGTTTATGCGATGAATTACTTGCTTGACAAGTGTTTTAAAAGACTTGGATATGATTATGTATTTAATACTAATGTTGACGACTTCTATGCTACCAATCGAATAGAAAAGCAATTGAAATTTCTAAAAGATGGTTATGATTTAGTTTCATCAAATTTTTCATTAATAGATGAAAACGATAAAGAGGTGCACAGGCATTATTTTGATAAGTTAAATTTAGGAAGCGAGCTAGGCAGAAATCATAATATTATAGCTCACCCTTCTGTGGCCTATTCAAGAAAGTTTTGGCTAAACACTAAAGGATATAACCCTAATGAGATACCATACGAGGATTTAAAGATGTGGAAAAGGGAATTTAAAAAGAATAGATTCATAATAATAGAAGATAATTTATTGCTTCATCGTGTACACGAAGGAGCTGTGTGTAAAAGCAATAACAGATGAAAATAGGTATTTTATTAATCAGCACAAACAAGTATCACGTCTTTTTACAACCATTAATTGACAGTATAAAGAAGTATTTTTTTGTAAATAATGAAGTAACTATTTATCTGTTTACTGATTCTATAAATGATCTACACGGGGACGAAAGAGTGAATGTTGTTCAATCGATAATCCCTTCTTATAAGTTTCCATACGCTACATTGTATCGCTATAAAATATTTAGCGAAGCAGCAGATTTAATAAAAACAGATTACATTTTTTATTCTGATGTGGATATGCTTTTTGTTGACCATGTAGGAGAGGAAATATTGCCATCAGATGAGCAATTTGGAATAAATGGCCTAACAGCTACGCTTCACCCCGGATTTTATAAAGGTGGCGGTAGCTGGTGTACAGACGTGAGAAGCAATGCTTATGTGCAGCCAGAATACAGAAAAAAATATTACGCAGGAGGATTTCAGGGAGGAAAGAAAGTTGATTATTTAATGGCCTGTCAACAATTGGCGAAGAATATTTCAATTGACTACGAGCATCATATAATGGCTGAATGGCATGACGAATCACATTGGAATAAATGGGTGTCATATAGACCAATAAAAATACTAGACCCTTCTTACTGTATGGTAGAGCAGGAAGATTTAAGGGTGTTGTGGGGGATAGATCATTTATCACCAAAGTTAATCGCATTAAAAAAAGAACATAAAGAAATAAGATCATGAATAACATACCTATTATAATTCCTGTATTCAACCAATTAACTTATTTAAAAAATATAATTAACTGGTGGAAATGGTACTATCCGGAAAATCCTATTGTTATTGTAGATAATGGTTCTACATACGAACCGTTATTAGAATATTATGGTAAATTAAATGGAGAGGCTCTAATATACATGAGGGAGGAAAATAATTGCATAGATAATTTAAGGGCTGTAATACAAAATTTTATAGGTACTGATTATTATGTTATCTCCGACCCTGATATAATGCCTCATCCTAATACACCTGCTAACTTTTTAGAAATATTCAAAAAGGCTATTGACGTAGATGGATTTCATAGGGCAGGGTTTGGATTAATAACAAGCGATCTTCCAGAGTGGTTAAATGAAAGAGCTATGATAATAGGTAACGAAGCGGAATTAAAAAGCAATCCTGTAAATATTGATTTCGATGGCAAATGGTATGCAGGATTTAAAGCGCCCATTGACACTACTTTTTGTCTTTATAAAAAATCGAATGGAGGCTGGAGCGCACCAATGAACGGAAAAGATTGGGGAAATTGTCTAAGAATATTTGATGCTTTTCACTTGGGATGGTATCAGCATCCGGTGATAGTTAATTCAGAAATGGATTTTTATTTCAAAAACGCAAAATACAGAGTACCGGGAGAACCAAGTGCAGGAAAAAATAATAACAGACCAGAACAATATAAATGAAAAAAGGAGTAATGTATGCCTATCATGTTGAAATACAGAAATGGCAACAAACAGGAAGCGTTTTACTAATGTTTAACCGTAGCAGGATAAACGATTTCTATAAGGAATATGGAATGAGAATAGAAAGCCTTTCAAAAGAAATAAAATCGCTACAAGAGCTTTATTGTGTAATTGAAGAAGATAAAATAAAGCTTCACGAAGGAAAGCCTGTTTTAAAAGAAGGAAAAACTAAAGAAGATTTTAACGAAGCCTGGCATGATCTAATGAGCCAGGAAATAGGTACTAAAATTATTCTATCAAAAGCATGAGTAAATTAATAATGGGTAGAAGGAGTTACGGAGAGCCTATTTTAAGAGGCGATATATCTAATGTTTACATTGGTAATTTCTGTTCTATTGCCCAAAATGTAATAATGGATTGCGGATGGCATCATAATACAAATTTCATATCGACTTATCCTTTTAATAAGATGTATGAAGAAGCAAAGCATATTACCTCTCATCCTAAAAGCAAGGGAGATATACACATAGGAAGTGATGTGTGGATAGGAGAAGGGGCGGTTATAATGAGCGGTGTGATTATACATAGTGGCTCTGTAATAGGCGCAAGGTCTGTGGTAACAAGAGACGTATCACCTTATTCTATTGTCGCTGGTGCTCCTGCTCTTCAGATAAGAAAGAGATTCAGTCGACAGATAATTCACAAGCTATTAATGATAAGATGGTGGGATTGGGAAGAAGAAAAGATTAAAGAAAATATTGACTTGCTAATGAAGGCGAATATTCATGATTTTATAAGAAAACATGAGAAAGATGATTTTTAATAAACCAAAATTTATTATCTGGAAATATAAAAATGCAATCTCTGTATTTCCTTACCTAAACATTCAATGGTATAAATATGAGGGGGAAACAAGTATAGGGTGTTTAAAATTAAATATAACGGGGGGATGGATAATTTTTGGCATGGCATTTCATTGGACGCACAAATAATATTAATATGAAACAAACATCATTTGAAGAAATAGTAACTCCTGAATTAGTCAAAGGAGCAATTTTAAACGAAGAGTTTACAGGATTCAAAGAGGACTATCTTGTTATACATTGTCTTATAAAAAAACATAGTCCGAAAACATTATTTGAGGTGGGCACTAACATGGGTACAGGCACTAACATAATTTGTAATGCTAACCCGGGAATGAAAGTAATTAGCTTAGACCTTCCTTATGATTTGGCTCACGTAAGCTTACAAAGTCCGGTTAGCGAAGGAAAGGGAATGAACACGGGCAGAAATTGCAAGTTTCCATTTACCCAAGTTTGGGGAGACTCAATGAAGTACGATTATAGCCAACACTACCCTATTGAAGGGTGGTTTATTGATGGTGAGCATAATTACTCAAATCCTTATCACGAAAGCAAAGAAGCTATTAAAAGCGGTGCTAAATTAATTATCTGGCATGATTCAGACATAGCGGAAGTTTACAACGCTATTAATGATGCTTTTCAATGGAACAACGATTACGATTTATATAGAGTTATTAATACACGCATTGCATTTGCTTTAAGAAAGGAGAAAAATGGCTAAAGAATATATGGTTGTAAGACAAAACAGGGAGTTGCAGATAATAGGCGACAAATCTGAATTGGATTGTTTTTTAGAAAACGGAGGACTTAATACAGGAGACGAAATATTTTCTATTAAGAAAGAATTTGAAGTTAAAAGCGAATTAAAATTAGTAAAATGATAGGAATCATAATAGTTGTTTACAACTTATCAGACCTTATAAGATTTCAGGTAGAATGTATTAAGCAATTTTGCAAAGATGAGTTTGAAATAATTGTAATTGACAATTCTGATAAAGAAGGTTATCCGGAAGCAATAAAATATCACTCTACTGCAATGGGTTGCAAGTATATTAAAACAAATTCTGCTTCAAGTAACGGAAGTGAAAGCCATACTTTTGCATGTAACCTGGCCTATACTAAGTTTAAGGACACATACCAGTATATCTTATACCTCGATCACGATAATTTCCCTATTAAAGATTTTTCAGTAAAACAAATTCTGACTGATAAAATAATCGGTGGCTTAGGACAGGGAGACAAGCATCCATACTTTTGGGCAGGATGTGTCATGTTTGACAATTTTAATATAGATAAAAAGCTAATAGATTTTAGTCCTAATCACGATTTAAAGCTTGATACAGGGGGAAATCTTTTTAAAGTAGTTGAGAATTACGGATTAGATAAATGCGTGTTCTTTAATGAAGTTCATCACCAAAACCCACACTTCAATAAAAGCTTTTATAACTTTTATTCCATGATAAACGATGGAATGTTTATGCACTTTGTAAACGCTTCAAACTGGAATAATTCAGAAGATCATACAGAGAGAATAAATTCATTGATAAATATTTTACAGGAAAAGGTAAATAAAAATGATAAATAAGTTTGAGTTAAGGCTAGGGAATTTTGTAGGTATTGACCCAGGAGATTATAGGGAGTTTAAGAGAATAAAAAAGGGATGGGACATTGAAGATTTAAAAGAAACCAATGTTCCACTACCAATAAATGAGTTTTGGAAAAAACGTTTTAATATAAGCTACAAATCAACTCCTTTGGATTTTGGGGGGTTTAAAATAGAGATCGGAATAGATGCCTTGATCGTAGAGTTTGTTGCTTTGAAAGAACCAGGAAGCGTACATGAGTTACAAAATTTTTACTTTTTTCAAACAGGGGAGGAATTATGGCCGAATACTTAACCGCTATGGAAATAGCTGATTTAGCCCTTAAAGAATATTTCGGACTAATTAAAGAACAGATTATAAAAGCAAGGCACGGAACAACCAACAAAGATAAAATTGCAGCTTATAGCCGTGTTTATGAATTTGTAAGAGACTCAGAGATTAAATGGAACAATCAATTTAAAAATGAAAACAAACAGACTAGAGTGGACATTCAGGAAAACTCCACAGGAGAAACACCTATTGAAAACAATACGCAAGAATCATAACCAGAAGTTAAGATTATTTTATGGGGATGGATGGAAGAAGTTTATGAATGTGAAAAAAGAAGAAATAGAAAAACCAATGTTTATTTCTGAGGCAAAATATTCATTTAAGTTAATAACAACACCATCGGATAGAAAAGGAGAATTTGAATCAGGTGTTTTGAGATATAGGGCAATATAAAAAGTGCGAAAATGAACGATTTTCTCGGCTTAAGACAAAAATTAAGGAATTAAAAACTATGAAGAAAAGTAAAATATTAGTAACCGGAGGAGCAGGATTTATAGGTTCTCATTTAGTGGATAAACTTTTACTTCTTGAAAATAAGGTTACTGTAATTGACAATCTATCTTCTGGTAATATTGATAATCTTAAAGGAAAGGACATTGATTTTATTGAAAAGGACATAAGAGATGATTTGCCTAAAATAACAGGATTTGATTTTGTTTTTCATTTGGCTGCTATTTCAAACGTCTTTGGAAAACCGGAAGATATTTTTAGCGTGAATGTAAAAGGCTTTGAAAATGTGTTAAGGTGGTGCAGTAAAAAAGTAATTTACGCTTCTTCATGCGCTGCTATTAATCCTGTTTCAATTTATGGATATTCAAAATTCATAAATGAATTGAATCGTGGATATGGAGATGTTGGATTAAGGTTTTTTAATGTTTATGGAGAAAGACAAAACCCCGACTCTGAATATTCCGCAGTTATTCCAAAGTTCCTGAGTAAAATAAAGAAAGGAGAATCATTAACGGTTTATGGTGATGGAAATCAAACACGGGATTTTATTCACGTTAGCGATGTAGTGGATTCGTTGATTTTTGCAACACAAGCACAATTAAGTATTCATAATGTAGGTACAGGAATAAGCACTTCTGTAAATGAGCTGATAGAAATAATGAAAAAAGTAACAGGAAAGGAAATTAAAGTTAATTACGAACCTTCAAGATCAGGAGAGATTATTCACAGCAAATGCGATAAACCTTTTATAAAACATAAAGTTGATTTAGAAACAGGAATAAAAAATTTATTAAGTGGCTGGAACTAAAAGAAAGGAAAAGGCATGAATTGGGCACAGAGAACAGATAGATAGTTTTTGAAAGACCCATGGAGTAACGATAATAGATGTGTGTCATGTGGAAGAAAAAAAGATTCCAAATTATGCCCGCGTAATTGGCAGAATCGTTATAAAAATCAAATAAAAAAAATAAATAATGTTCAACTTTTTAAATTTTTTAAATAAAAAGCCAAAAATGACAGATGAAACTAAGAAACTAGAAGAAAGGATTAATGTATTGGAAAGGCAACTTTTTCTTTTAAGGGTCAAGCCGAAATTCAAAGAGGGGGATATTGTTTGCTATAACTATAGTAGTTCTGGAAATTATAGGATACTTTCTTTAACAAAAGATAGTCCCATACAATCTGATTATCATGAATCACATAAAAGCGAATGGGGAAGATACGTACATCAATATAATATTCAGAGTGAAAAGGACAGTTCAGATATACAAGTGATGAAAGAGAATTATTTGTGTTTAATCGAAAGAAAAACTAAAAAAAATGTCAGAAGAAAAAAATAAAGGAGGTCGCCCTCCACTTTTTGAAAATGAAATTAAAATGCAAGAAGCTATTGATTTGTATTTTAATAATGGTGTAAAAAAAAGAATTATAGTTATAGGGAAGGCAGACAATAAACAGATAGTTGAAATACCAGTTCCAACAATAACCGGCCTATGTTATTTTCTTGGATTTGAAAGCAGGCAATCGTTTTATGACTATGAAAAGATACCAGAGTTTTCTTACACGGTTAAAAGAGCAAGGCTATTTATAGAGCAGGAATATGAGGAGCAGCTAAGCTATGGCAATACAACAGGAGCTATTTTTGCACTTAAAAACATGGGATGGATTGATAAAAAAGAGATAGATAATAACAATAATAATTCAGGTGAGATTGGAATAAAAATAATACGTGAAACTGATCGAGGTTAAATTAAAAAATTTACATCCTGCGCAAAAACAGATCATAAGCGAAGCAAAGCAATTCAATGTTCTTAAATGCGGAAGAAGGTTTGGTAAAACGGAATTAACAAAAGAGCTTGCTATTCAACCAATGCTTGACGGCTTCCCTGTTGGGTATTGGTGTCCTACCTATAAAGACTTACATGAAGTTTGGAGTGAATTAAAACATACTTTATATCCTATTATCAAAACCAAAGAAGAACAGGTAAAGCAAATTACTTTAATTACAGGTGGCAAGATTGATATGTGGAGTATGGATGACCCTAATTCTGGAAGGGGAAGAAAATATAAAAGAGCTATTATTGACGAGGCTGAAAAAGCAAGAAATTTCAAAGAAGCTTGGGAGAAAACAATAAGAGCAACATTAATGGATTATAAGGGTGATGGGTGGTTCATGAGCACTCCAAAATTCGGACAAACGTATTTTAAAGAAATATTTAACAATAAAGATAAGTTTGATAATTGGATGTCGTGGAGATTTACTTCATTCGACAATCCGTATTTAGACCCAAAAGAGATTGAAGAAGCAAGAAAATATGATGAATTGGTATTTCGGTGTGAGTATCTTGCCGAGGACGTTGATGTTACTTTAAGGCCATTTGCATACGCTTTTAATCCAAATAAACACATTGGAAAAGCAGAGTTCAGCCCCTTGCACGAAACAATGCTTTCTTTTGATTTTAACGTAGACCCTATTACTTGCGTGGCTGCCCAGCATTACGATAATACGATAAAATTTATTAAAGAGTTCAGGCTTCCAAATAGCGATATTTATGAATTATGCGATAGAATTAAGGCATACTTTCCTAGCGCTTTATTCCTTGTTACAGGTGATGCAACAGGGCATAATAGAAGCGCTTTAACTAAAGGTAACATTAACTATTATACAGTTATTCAGCAGTCGTTAAACCTTTCTGATGGACAAATGAGACAGCCAACTGTTAATAGGCAAGTGAGTGATTCAAGGGTTTTAATGAATAGCATTCTTCAAAATTACAACGTGATTTATGATGAAGAGAATTGCTCCTTCTTAATAAACGACTTGAAATATGTAGAGGTTGACGGAGATGGGGATATAATCAAAGACAGAAAGAGCGAAACAAGAAAAGCAGATTTACTTGACGGGAATAGGTATTTATTTGACAATTTCTTCGGGTGGTTTATTAACCTAACATAATGTTTTAAAAATGTTACAAAGTATATACCATATAACTATGTGTTAAATATTAATACACTATAATTTTGTACATATGATTGATTTGATTTTTGCTTTAAAAACTTCGCTTGTAATAACCGCTATTCATGCTTCTTTTTGGGATGATATGGTATTAGGCAATTTTAGGGCAAATGTATTAGATAACATTTTTAATGATTTTTGGAAAAAGCCAATCTATTCTTGTGTAATATGTATGGCTTCTTTATGGGGAACATTATCTTACTTAAAGCATTTCTGGTTGTGCTATAATCCATTACACTATATCATATTCATATTAACTGTTGCAGGAATAAACACTTTAATAAGCGGAATAATTTATCTGGCCTATGAGAGAAATCTTGGGCAATAATGGCTGGTGTTTTGAATCAAGCTGCAAGGTTTGTGGGGGAAATGCAGAAACATGGGCTAATCCAAATATTGAAGGTTATAAAATAAAAATCAGTTCAAAGTCAGGGTATTTTTTAGTAATAAGAAATAACAGAAAAGTAAAAAAAGGAAGTATAACCGAACTACAAAGCACGCTTAATGAACTTAAAAACTGAATTTTTAAAACTTAAAACCAAAGTAACCAAAAAGCCTGTTTGGCAAGGTAATTCAGATTATGCTATTGTTCCTGCTTTTATTTCTGGTGGTGTTCAGTATTACGAAATACCAGGGGTTTTTAATATTCCTTATCAAAGAGGATTGGCTGCCGGAAGTATTTATGAAGAAGTAAATATGCGTGTAACAAAAGAATATTTACAAGGGCATATTGCAGCAGTTCTTGAAATTTTAAGCAACCCTCAAAAAATAAATATTCTTGAATTAAGTAAATTATATGATGAGCTAGACAAGCGTATTAATTGGATTGCTTCACCGGAAACTATCTATAAGCTCGCTTCTGTTGTTTATTTTGATGAAAACGAATCACCGGAGGAGTATAATTTTAAATATGCTAATGAAAAGATTTTAAGATGGAAAAAAGAAGGGGTTGAAGCTTTTTTTTTGCGAGAGCCTATCAGGAAATTTCTTCCACATTCAGATTTGCAAGAGAAAGATATTCCGTCTTATATTCAAACAGCAATGAAAGTGGAGGCGAAACAGTCGGAGAGTCTTTTACATCGGCTATTCAGAACACACTCGACAAAAGAATTTTACACGATTTTGAAATCTCAGGCAGAAGCTTCCAAGAATATTACGCTATGAGAAAATTGACACTAGATAGTTATTTGTTGTTAATGAGTAAAATAAAAAGCAATGCTTAAATACGCGGTAAATCCGAATACTATTGCACTTTCACTTAAAGAGCAGTTCGGATGGCAGACAATGTTGTTATAGACTTTAGTTCTCAAACTAAAGAGATAGATACCGCTATCGAAAAGCTTGAAAAGATGGGCAAGGTTGATAAAGCCAATGCCGATCAATTCAAGAAATCAAATCAGGAATACCAGGATGCAGCAAGAAAGAGAAAACAATTACTGGATATTGAAATTGCTGCCCTTGAAAAAACCAAAGAGAAATTAAAAAAAGCATTTGACCCAAAAGACATAGAGTCTTTTAATGCAGCTATCAACGAAAGCAAAAAAAGAATTGCTTTACTTAAAGGAGAAGTTGATAAAACTGATGGCGGGTTAAAAAAGTTGACAGGAACTTTAAAAGATGTAGGCGCTGCAATAGGAATAGCTTTTGGTGTTCAACAGATAATTCAATTTGGCAGAGAGGCGGCTGCTTTGGCTGCCAAGGGAGAAGGTATAAGAACCGCATTTGCACGAATAGGAGATGATGCTGCGCTGCAAAAACTAAGAATTGCAACAAGGGGTGCTACTTCTGACATTGACCTTATGGCAGCAGCTTTAAGGGGTGCTAATTTTGGTATTTCAACCGATCTTCTGGCAAAAGGTTTAGAGCTTGCAGGAAAGGTTTCAAGGCAAACAGGACAAGATGTTACTTACCTAACTAATTCTTTTGTTGATGGTCTTGGTCGTAAGTCGATAAGAATACTCGATAACTTACAGTTAAATATCGCTGAGCTGCAAGTTGAGATAAAAAAGACCGGAGATTTTAATACCGCTGTTTCTAATTCAATAACTAAAAGACTTGCTGAAATTGGAGAAGTTGCTGAAACTACTGCAGATAGAAATGCTCAGTTTTCCGCTTCTTTCGACAACCTTAAAGAAAAGGTAGGTGGATTTATAACCCAAGCAGGACAACCATTTGTAGACATAGGAACAGGAATAGTTGATGTGCTAGGTTTTGCCTTAAATGGATTCAGGGCTACTGGTGATGAGGTGGATAACTTTACAGATAGCTTAGGGCATAGCAACGAGCAGTTAAAGAGATTCGAACAAATTACTACCAACCTAAGAATACAGCAATTAAACGATCAGATTGCCTTATTGAATAAGTCTGGAACAACCGTAGGTATTGAAGAACTAACAAAAGAACTGGACAAATTACAAAAGAAACTAAACGAAGGCGCACAAACAGGTACAGTTAAATCTCTTTTTGCTTTAGAACAAAAGCTGCAAGAATTAAAAGAAATATTCAGCGGATTAGAAATTGGAAGCGATCTTTTTAACAAAACAAAAACAGAGATAGAAAATTTAGAAGCCGAAATAGATAGGGCTTTAGGAAAAGAAGATGAAAGAGCTAAAAAGCTAAATGATTTAAGAAAAAAACAAGACCTCGATAGATTCAAAGCAGGTCAGGAAGCGCAAGAGGAAGCCAATAAGATTGCGGAAGAAATGCTCAAAGAAAATGAAGATGTTATAAGGCAATCAGGCAGAAGGAAAGTATTTGAAGCAAAAGATAACGCAAGCAAAAGATTGCAGGCAGAAATTAATTTGATAGATGATGAAACAAATATAAAAATTCAACACGCTCAATTTGAAATAGAAAACGAGAAGCTTTTAGAAGATACTATCTATAATATACAGGCCGAGGCGAATGAAAGGAAGAAAAAATTAATAGATGATGATTTGGCTAACAGGCTAAAAGCAGCCAAAGAAAGAACAGACCTATATAACGATCAGGTCGAAAGAGAATTAGAACTGGAGGATAAAAGAGCAGAGGAACTACGCAGAAAACAGGAAGAGCAAGATGAAATATTTATAGGCGGTGTAGAGAGTGTTATTGGCACGGTAGATCAAATAAGAAGAGATGCCTTACAAGATAGATTAGATGATGAGTTAGGAAAAATAGAAGAACAAAGGGATGCAGAATTAGAAGCTTTGGAATTGCAATTTGAGAACGAAGAAATAAGCCGTGAGGAGTTAGAAAAAAGAAAAAAACAAATCAATGAAGATTCTTTAAAAGCTGAAAAAGCAATTAAAAGACAAGTAGCTATTGACGAAAAAAATGCTGCTGTTTTTAGAGCAAGTATAGAACTCTTTTTGGCTATCGCAGAGGAGAATGTGACTAAGATTATAGCAGCTACCGGAGCGCTTGCGGCAATTGTAGCAGAACCTCTTCCTAAATTTAAAAAAGGTACAGACTTTTTACAACGCGGAAATAATCCTGCCGGAGAAGATACTATTCCAATACTAGCGAATGAAGGTGAAAGAATAGTACCTACTGATATTAATAAACAGCTTTCAGGAATTTCAAATAAAGACCTTCCGAGACTTGTGGCTTTGGGCAAGATGAATGAGAAGGAAAAGAAAATAAAAGTTGATGCAGAGCTTAACCCCTATGACTTTAAAAGGGCAATGAAGGGAACAAATAAGGATGTGGTAACTGCTTTATATGAAGTTAAAAAAGCAGTAAGCGAACGTAATTCAAGTGAAATGGAACTTAGAATGAGGAGGGCTGTATAAATGGCAAGATTCCAGTTTCTTATTAATAACACGATAATAGAAGATGAACCCATAGGATGGGATGAGGCCAAATTAAAAATAGTAAGGTCGAAAAAATACAGGGGGTTATTTGTTCAATATATCGGAAACTTAACGTTCTACGGAGATGGATATGACTTAATTAACACGGTAATTGAAACAGATGGATTTTGCGGTGAAGTATTAATTACAATAAGAAAGAGTTGTGGAGATGGAACTATAACCGATTTTTTCGAAGGACGAGTAAACCTTGGAGAGATAAAACATGATATTCAGAATTGCCAGATAACCGCAAACATAGAAGATAACTTACTAAGCAGACTACTTTCAGAAAGAGGGGATGTTAATGTTCGGCTAGATGCCACTAAATCAATTAGCGGGACTATTTCTATTTCAATTATCACACGTGCATTACTTCTTCATGATTATAACACAGGCGCTTATAGTATATCTAGATATGGTTACAGGGTAGGAGATATTTTCGATTTTATAGTAGACTATATAAGTGATGGGGAGATAAGCTTTACAAGCGACTTTTTTCAGACAGATACGGTTAGCAGGGTTACAGGTACAATAGTTTTTACTAACCCTACTGTTGACTTAGATAGTGATTTTGGAGCTGGGGATATAGATATAGTTTATGAAGATTATTTCGGAAATCAACATACAGTAACAACGGTAAAGAAATCAACTGTTCTGGCTACTTTAAATGACCTTTTATTCAGGTTTAACAGCACAGCAGGACTAGTAAATGAATTAGAAGAGTATTATGATAAAGATTATACAAGATTTGCACTGGTAACACACAATAATACCGATACAATCACTTTAGTTAATGACCTTCCTTTTAAAATAATTTCTGTAACGGGTGCAGCCGTTACCGCTGCTTCTTTATTTGAGTCTTCCCTTCCTGATAATGGAATGATATACCTTTCTCTTCTTACCGGAGGACAATTAAGGGACGCTTCAAGTACAGTTATTCCCGAATTAAGCTTTGATGATCTATTTGCTGAAATGAATAAACATTTTGACCTGGGAATAAGATTAACCAGAACAGCTACTGGGCCTGAACTTGAGATATTGCCATTATCAGAGTTGATACAAAGCACACAGGCAATTGAATTGGAAAATGTTGACGGATTAAGCTACTCTGTTTCCAGAGATTTCATGAAAGACCTTGTTAAAGTTGGTCAAGGAGGAGACAAAACAGATAGGGTTAAGGGTTTAAATGGTGAAAAAGACTGGGTTGCTGCCGGAACCTGTACATCAGAAAAAATAGATTTAAGAAGCAAGTTTAATTCTGACTGGCAAGATATAAACATTCAAAAGGCATTGGTGGGAGATGATAAAAATGACGATAAGATTTACTTACTCGAATGCGATGTTAATAATACCCGTGCTTATGAGAATAGGTTTTATACGAACACTTCCGGAACAAGTGTAAGCGCCTATGCTATGAATGCACACCTCACTAATTACTGGAAAGTTACTAACTGGCTTCTCAATATAAATGGAGACATAAATAATGAAACCAGAACAATAACTAATGATAAAGCACCGGATTTAAAAAGACTTTTTGATTTTAATTATGCCTTAACTGGAACACAGATAGATGATCTTATTGCTAATAACACTCAGTTTATAAGGTTCAATTATATAGATGGATGGATTGATGAAGTAGAAATCAATATAAATACAAACGAAACAAAGTTTAAACTAATCACTGCATAATGGCACAAGGAATACAATATCTACCTAATTTCCCTGTAAACTTTTCTGATAATTCAGACGATTGTAACACTTTTGACGAGAGAGAATATGTTCAAAAGGCAGAACAATCAGATAGGATTTTTATTCCCTGGGAAGGAAGTCAATGCGGGAGTGAGCTTGTTACAAACGGAAGCTTTGCTACACTTGCAGGATGGACTGGAACAAATTGGTCTTCATCCAATGGAAGAGCAGAACATACAGCAGGTTCTACATCTCCGTTAAGGCAAGCATCAATATTAACAGTAGGAAGATATTGTAAATTAACTTTTACAGTACATAAGAATAATGCAAATGACGATTTTGCTGGCAGTTTTGTTGTTCCTGGGGGAGATTCAATTGATAGTCCGGGAGAATACACTATATACTTTGGTGTAAATAGCGTGAACTTAGATTTTACTCCCACTACCGATTTTAATGGCGCAATTGATGATGTTAGTGTATTTGAGGTAAACACAGCGTATAGAGTTGGAATAACGGATTGTGATGGAAATATGGTTAAAATAATTTATGAGCAGGTAGAATGTGCGATTAACTTTTGGACAGACGTAAAATATGGTGTCTTTTATATAAACAAAACATGGTCGCAATTTGGGCTAAGTGATGGATGTTATAAATTTTGCCTTATAGATGGATGTGATTATGATTTAGATTGTTCTACCATAACACAAGACGAGCCGGATACTACCCCTCCTGTTGTTCAAAATGCTTACTGGCTTGGTAGAAATAGTCTTCTGGTATGTTTTGGAGAAGAAATGAATGAAGCAACAGTAGAAGATATATTTAACTATACTATTACCTATTTTAACCCCGCAACACAAGCATTTGAAGTTGATTTTCCTACGACTTCGGTTTATTGTTCTTCCACCGATTCACAAGGGGGGGCGCCACGTTATTATGTGATCTTAACTACTGCCTTTACTATTTACAATGAATATAACACACAAATTTCTATTTCAGCTTTAGAAGATTTTGCAGGAAACGTTATGAATCCAGACCCGGTATCCATAACAATCTATCCTTATACAATTGATGCCTGTACTGGATGTTATGATCTTCGGGCAGATTATCCATGTACTAAATTATTAACATGGGATAACGATGATGATGCCTTTGGATTAGCTTATAGCGAATTTGAATCAACACTCGTACATTCTTTGAGGTTAGATGCTGAATTAAGAAACCCAAAATACCCGGAAAAATCAAATAGGCTACGCTTTTCCAATGGAAGAAATAAGATTATATTTGCTCAATCAGAAAAGGTATGGGAATTGCGTATTGATTACGTGCCAGAGTACATACATGATGCAATAAGACTGGCTAAAATTCACGATAGATTTTATATTGATGGAGTTGAATATTATTGCTTGGAGGGGGATTACGAGCCAGAATGGAGGGGTAGACAGCGATTTGCGCAAAGCCAGATAGAAGTACAAAAATTAATAGATTATAATGTAAATAATAGCTGTTCATGATTTACCATGTAATACCGGAAGAAGATTTGCAGCCTCACGAAAAGAAAATGACCTGCGCTTGCGACCCAAGTGTAGATACTTTGGAAAATGGGGATATGGTTGTTACTCATAACTTATTCGATTGCGGAATAGGTGATTTTTTAAACGATAAATTGAATAATAAAATATGATACGGTCTAACGAATTAAGAATAGGGAATGTTGTTACAGGTAAAAAGAATGAATATTTACGTGGCGCATTCATAACTACTCAACAAGAAGTTATTGTAAAATCAATAACTGAATTTGGTATTAACTATGATATTATTAGTAATGAAGTGCTGTATACATTTAATGACATAAGCCACATCCCCCTAACCGAAGAATGGTTAGTGAAGTTTGGGTTTAGCCATGAAGGAGAGGCGATAAGCAGATTAAAACTAGATACAGAATTTGGCGAGATTACAATAAATTTAAAAAGCCTTACTGCTAACTGCCAATACGTCCACCAGCTACAAAACTTACACTTTGCTTTAACTCAAAAAGAACTAGAAATAAAATGAAAGGAATAGTTCTAATATCATTAGGAAATCCTTACTATATAAGGATGGCTCACCAGTTAGCTTTATCATTAAAAGCAAATGAGAATATCCCTATTCACCTTGTTACTAATAATGTCCACTATTTAGAAGGTTATCAAAAAAGATATTTTGATAGTATAGAAGAACCTTCACTAGATAAATACAGCAAAAACAATACCATTCAGCCTATAAAAGCCAAAACCTATATTTATGATTTCTCGCCTTTTGATGAAACTATATTCCTGGATGCGGATATGATTGTTCTTAATCAGAAGAAAATATCTTATTTATTCGATGAGCTTAAAAACGTTGAATTAACTATTGCAAACAGGGGAAGCTCTGATATATCCATAGCAGATGAAAAAACAAGCCAATGGGCAGACCTAAGAAAGTTCAGAGAAGTCTATAAGTTAGATGGTAAATGGTTTCAACTGAGTAGTGAATTTATTTATTTTAAAAAAACAGAAAGAGTAAAGCAGTTCTTTGATACCGCAAAAGAAATTTACGATAATCCAAAATCAGATTATAATTTATTTGCAGATGGAATGGCTGATGAGCTTGCATTTGGATTAAGTTGTATAATTAATAATATTTATCCTCATGTGGAGAATTTTACACCTGTTTACTGGTCTCATGCGGAAAAAAGATATGTAAAAAAAATTGACCCATATATTAATGAAAATTATTATGGTTATAGCATGGGAGGTGCTCATGCTTCAAAAAATCAAAAAGAATTTTATGACAATATGATGGTATACTATCATAATAAATTGGGGCTGAAACCTTCATTCTTTCCTGCCCAAAACAAAAGCAAATACCTCACCGAAAGAAGTAAAATCTAAATGGCAATAAAAATAAACGCTGACTTTTTAGGTCAGTATGTTTTTGACAAAGTAAGACACAAAGCTTACGAAAAAACAGTTGAATTAGAAGAAAAATTAAGAGTTCATGCAGATGGCGAATTTCCTAAAAAGCTAATTGGAGAAAGACGGCCTAGCGAAAGCAAAAAACTATTTGAGTACAGAAAGGAAATATTTGAATCCCAAACAGAGCAGCCATTTAGCAAGATTTCTACATCTTTGGGCAAGATAAGAAAATCACAAGACTGGTCTATCCAACATCCTAAAGAAATAACAAAACGAGTTCCGGAAGAAGAAAGCCTGCAAAGCTATACGGAATTAAATTTTCCTAATTATACCTCTATAACAAATTGGTTTTTTTCTCTCGGACTAAGAGAGTATACGATAGATTCAAACGCTATTATAGCTGTTTCTCCTTCTTATTTTCCGGTAGATAATTCCTATTTAACACCAGTACCCATTATTTATAATTCATCACAGGTATTGGATTATGCCTATAATCAGTATGCAGTTTTGTTAAGTAAAGAAAAGAATGTATTTGTAGAAAATAAAAAAACATATGAAGGGAATATAATATACATATACACTACTGAGGAATTTTGGGTAGCAAAAGAGTATAACGCCAAAGGAGAATACAAACTAGAGCTTATTAATAAACATGATTTAGGATTCCTTCCTTGTAGAAAGATGCGAGGAGTATTTTCTGAACAAATAGGAGACCATCTTGTATACAAAAGCCGCATCTATCCATGTGTGGCCTCTTGGAATGAAGCAGCAAGAGAATATTCAGATATGCAAGCTTCGGTATGTAAACATATGTTCCCTACAATGGTTATTCATACTAACGCCAAATGTAAAACCTGTAACGGAACGGGCAAGGTGTTGGTAAGAGAAGGTAAAGAAGCGGTTACTCAAGTATGTGGAGTTTGTAAGGGGGATGGGGGAATACCAACAAGTCCTTACGAAGATATTGTTATAAGGCCAACAATGGCAAGTGAACAACCCTTGCCCACTCCGGTAGCTTATTATATTGATAAAGACACAGGCATAATTAAAATACAGGACGAAAGAATTGATAAACATTTATATCGCGCTCTGAGTGCTATTAACTTTGAGTTCTTAGCCGCTAATCTTAATCAGTCTGGCGTAGCAAAGGAATTGGACAGAAGCGAGCTTAATGCCTTTGTTTATGATATAGCCGAGGACATAATAAGCATTCTTGATGATATTTACTATTTCACTAACGAATGGAGATATAAATTTATTCTGTCTCCCGAAGAAAGAGAAAAGCAATTACCTAAAATTTCTGTTCCTGAAAAGTTCGATATTATTTCAGAAACTTATTTGGCAGATCAGATAGAAAAAGCAAAAAAGAGTAAGTCAAACCCTTTTATAATTAACGCTCTAGAAATAGAGTATGCGAATAAGAAGTTTAACACCGATGCAGGAATAAGGGACTTGGTTAAAACCTCTTTAGAGCTTGACCCTTTGCCTTCATTAAGCGAAGACGAAAAGCTTGTAAGACTAATGAATAAAGGGATTTTACAAGAGGATTATATTATTAGTTGTTATATTGTACCTTTTGTTCGCAGGGCAGTTGAAGAGGATAATGATTTTCTAAATAAGCCATATGCTGAAAAACTGGAAGTATTAAGAAAGTATGCTCAGGAGATTGCCAAAAAAAGTTCAGCAGCAGAAAAAGTAAAAGAAAAATTAGAACCTTCTGTCGATGCCGAATAGCGATAAGATAATTTCCGATTTAGTAAAAGCTATTGAAGATTCTATTGATGATTTTGATAGCGGTATTCCTGCTATTCAGAAACAGATTTACAAACGGATATTAGAGTTGAGCAGGGATTTTCATATCCCCGCCAAGACTGTTCAGCAGCAAGCCGAAAATCTAAAGCTAATCGGAAAAATAAAAGGAGAAATAGATTCTATTGTTCTAAATGATAGCTATACTGACAAAGTAACGGACTTTGTTAATTCATTTGATGAGGTTACAAAAATTCAATCAAGTTATTTCGCTGCTATTTCAACAGAATTCAAGCCTTTTAATCTGCTCAAAGAAATTAAAAAAACCTCTATTGATCTAACTATTGAAAAATTAACTGAGAATGGAATAAGTGTAAATGTAAGCGAAAAAACAAGAGATATTCTTTACAGGAACATTACAACAGGAGGAAGCTATGCTGATCTTGTGGAGGATATGAGAGCATTTTTAATAGGCACAGAAAAGAAACCGGGAGCATTAAGTAGATACACTAAGCAAATAACTACTGATGCTTTAAATATCTATTCCGCACAATATAACAAAGCGGTAACAGATGATTTAGGCTTAGAATGGTTTAAGTATGTAGGTTCACTTATTAAAACTTCCAGACCATTTTGCACAGCCTTAATTCACGCCAAAGGAGAAGGAATGGAATATATTCACATCTCACAATTTAAAGAGATAACAGAAGGTTTAATTAACGGTAAAATAGTAAGCTTATCAGGATTGATAGAAGGAACTGATGCTACTAATTTCTTTATAAACAGAGGTGGTTACGGATGCGGACATCAATTAATGCCAGTATCAGAGGCGGTAGTCCCACAAGTATTAAGAGATAAATTTAGGGGCTGGAAAAGGGCTGCTTAGTACGGTATACCCAATTCAAAAAGCATATCATCAACAGCTTCTTCTCCTTTAGAAATTAATTTAGTTCCACATTTATCGCAAAGTATTTCGCTCTGATTCATTCAAGTATTTTATTTTCATCGCATCCTAAAATCATTTTAATTATTGCTAAGGGATAGCTTAACACTCTCCCTGTTTTTGTTTTGTACCTGTCCTGAAATTCAACAACCTTTTTCTTTGCTTCCCCGCAAAGGGTTATTTGTACAGTATTGCACTCATCTAATGGTTTACGCGGTATTGCCATATTAAATCCTTTTTATTTCTTTTTAACCTTTTTCGATTTCATTAGTCAGTTATTATTATTGCTGTGACAACAACGCAAAACACCATTGGAAGAATGAATATTGCAGCTATTATTTCACGTGTACGCTCTTTCCAAATAGTTACATCAAATGATAATTCCCAAAATGCTCCTAGTAAATAGAATATAATTGCGACTATTAATAGCATTACACTTGATAAAACAATTTTTTTAAGTTTTTCTTTCATGTTTAGTCGTGTTTTGAGCATCCGAGCATTATAGCCTTACCATAAGGGGCATGGTAGTGGCAATCACAATTCCAATATCTAAAATCAATTAAATTCATTATTGCACATTGCCATTTTTTCCACTTCTTACGTTTTGCTGTCATGCTTATTTCTTGTTATATAATATAACAAACATATTGATTTACATAGTACTTCCAAATAATTTGCAAAGTATTTTTGAAACATAATTTACACATATGAAAATCGGAGACTTTCTCAACACGTTTGCCGTTAATAGCGGAACACCAAAAGATGATGCAGGGCTTTTGTCTTTGCTTCAAAATAAGGAATTGGCTAGTATAGACATTCCTGATTCGATTGCGTCAAAGATCAATAGTAATTATTTTACTCTTGATTCTGCGAAAAACAATCCCACGTTAAAATCACACTTCTTTGCACAGGCTTTAAACGGTGTTGATTCAGAACTTAACAAAATTATGACAGACCTTCAACTAGAAGATACTGTTAAACAAGAATTGTTAAGCGAGCAATCAACTCACAAACGAACTTCGCAACTTATTAAAAAAGTAGCAGAACTCGAAAAGTCAAAGGCTTCTAAAGCCCCCGGTGAGAAAGCTGAACTAGACAGGCAGATAGCTGACTTAAATGGTCAAATAGCTACGCTTAAATCCAGTACAATAGCCAAATCTGAATACGATGCTTTATTAAATAAGCACGAATCGGAACTCACTAATATTAAGTTGAACTCTATTTTAAGCGACTACAACTATTCTTTACCAAAAGAAATGGCACAGGAACTTAAATTAAGTACAGCAAAAATAGCTTTAGAAAATTCTTTGAAAGAAAAAGGTGTGAAAATAGTACGGGAAAACGGTGAACTAAAATTGAAAACGTCAACCGACACAGATTATTATGTAGATAATAAGCCTGTTACCATTAAGGACTTTGCCGATTCGGTTTTAGCACAAAACAAATTATTGGTTGTTAGCGGAAATAACAATACTCCTGCAACGCCAATAGTGGTAACTCCGTCAACGAGCAAAAGAAATACATCTTCATTCGAAGCTGCTATAAATACTTCTGTTGAAAGCATGTCGAGAGTTGCCGAAAGCTAACGGTAACGAAAGAGTTTAGGAAACTCAAAAATAATGGCTAATGGATTTTGTCCCTACTTATTACAACATATAAGAGAGATCGCCAAAGAAGCGACACCACAATACAAAATAGAACCCAACGGATTTACGAATATGCTTTTAACAAGCATGTCTCCGGGTGTAATTAAAAATGATTCTTACAACGGTCATTTGAAGACTGTTCAAATCAAAAAGAAACAACGGTTTATCATAGCTGATACTGATACAGTAGCAAGTTGCGATAATACACTTGTACCTTCTTACACAGAAGATACTGTAACCGTAGGAAGTTACAGACAAATTGCAATTCATATCGAAGATGAAACAATCGCTGAATACTGCGAAGATGCAAGTAAAACAGTTAGTGTAGGTAAACCTGCTACATCAATGATGAATGAGTTCATTGATAGTGTTATGACTGCTTCAAACTCCTTGATAGGCGCTGTAAACAGAGATTTGCTTCAACTTCAAGCTGGTCGATTTGGTGTAAACCGAAGAACAGGAAATAACGTTGCTGATACAATAAACATCAATAAGGATTCAACAATAAATCCTTTGAACGATGGTATCACTCAAATCTTAACAGATTTCAAGCGTAACCAGTTTTCAGGTCGTCCTCAAATAGTTGGTAACGGATTAATGTTAAACTATGTTTTACAGCAATTCGCCAAACAAGCTGACCAAGCTGGTATTGATTCAAAATTAATGGCTGGTGCTTTTGATTATTTCCATGATGAAGATTCTTCAACACAATGGGCTGCAAATCAAATCGGAGTGTTCGAAAAAGATGCAGTTCAGATTGTTGAATATCTACGCTATCAAGGATTTAAAGCAGGAGTTAAACCGGGCGGTTCAACTTTCGGAGTTCTTCCTTTGCCTTTGGTAATGGCTAACGATGTTAAGGCGGTAAACTTTGACTTTCAGTTAAGATACAACGATTGCCCCCAGGAGTTTTTCGATGCTTATTCAGGTAATTCTTTAGGAGAACTTGGAAAAGGCTTTAACCTGATTCTGTCCAAACAGTTTGGATTATATAACATTCCAACAAATGCTTATAAAGCCGCTGATGATCTTACTGGAAACAGAGGAACATTGAGATATATTATAAGTAACGATTGCGAAACTTGTGATTAATAACGGCTTACAGCCATAATTTAAAAACAAATGAGCGAATGCCTTATAGATTATATCGGCTTACAGGGATGTAGCGTAGTAGACCCGCCTAGCGGACTATTCGTTAACTCACTTCCAGGGATTTCACTTAAAAGCATCGACAATACTGCCGATGCTGAACAAGTGAACTATCAAGGAGTTTGGGACGATGTGCAAGTTAGGGCTACAAGGCGTTTATTCACTAAGATTAAAGCCGAGTTTTCTAAAAGGTATAGAATAAAGAATGTTACTCAAAGTGTTGATCTGTTAGAAGGAATTGATACTGCTTCATTAACTGCTCTTGCTGCTAAATATAGAGGCTTTATAATAGACCTCGACAATTTTGAAAACACGGACGGTTATGTAGCAAGCAACTTTCAGGAGATCAATATTCAGCATCTAATGTTATACCTCCCCGCTGCTGTAAATACAACTATCAAAATCTTCAACCTCAATACAGGGGTTGAAGAAGATAGTTTTTCAGTAACCGGAGCGATAGGGTGGAATACAGTACAAGTAAATACTAAGTATACAGCAAGAAAACTATTTGTTGCTTATAACGCCACGCTTGTTAATGGTGTGGAGCTAGACCTTTTAAATGAAGGTTCATGTTTCTGCAATGATTGTCAGGCAATAATAAAAGGCGGTGAAAGTAATATTACAACTACGGTATTTAATTCCGGTGTAACAAGAGGTCAGAATACATTCGGGCTTTCCGGTGTATTCTCAATTCAATGTTCTTACAACGCTTTTATATGCGCTAATAAAGAAACGTTTGCTAATGCTCTATGGTACTTATTAGGCTCTGAGCTTTTGTTTGAGCTTTCTCATTCACCTAGAATTAATTTCTATACCACCATTAACGCTGCTAAAGCCAAAGAATTACGATCAGAATTTGAGATCATATTTCAAGAGGAGCTAATGAACGCAATTGATGGTATTGACTTAAATCTATGCGATTGTTGTTTGGAGTGCCATAATCAGGTAATCATAAAAGAAAATATGCCATGAATAAATCATGCTGCGGAAAACCGCCAAGACCAAAGGGTAAAAGATGATAAATGTGCAAACCAACATACCATCGGTAGTAAAAGAGCTTAAAAAAAAGCTATTGACTGTTAAGGATAAAGACAAAATCCTTAGAACAGTAGCAACTACCATGTGTGCGGAGGTGAGAGAAAGAATTCACGAAAGCGGTCTAAATGCAAACGGTCAGCAAATAGGAGATTATGACCCTGATTATTTAAAGCTAAGACAGAAGAAATACAACCGTAATTCTGATTCAAAGGTAGTTATATCGCTTACAAGGAAACTTGAAAATGATTTTGCTATCGGTGCTAAAGACCCTATAAAAACATCCGGTGGATGGGGATTAGGATTTAAGAACGATAAGAATTTCGAAATCTCTAAATACATGGAAGAGAAGTACGGAGAAATATGGAAACTGACATCAGCAGAGAGGAAGCAAGCCACAGAAATAGCGCAATTTGAAATGAATAAAATTTTAAAGTAATGCCTTATTTAAAAGAGATAGTAGATATTATTAATGTAGAAGAAAGAGCGTCAACGCTTGCAGATAAGCGTTTTCAGAAAGCTTCTATAAATAGTATTGCCCATCTCTTGCCAAGAGAAGATGTTACTATTCCTGCAATTGTTGATAATGACGGAGAATGTACGGACTTATCTATTGATGATGTAAAAGCCTTTATGATTTATCATAGGGTTATTGATCTTAAATACGACAAAACGGACGACTTCGGAGACAATCAAATAACACAGGAAACAGCTAATATGATAATGGTTGTTTACGGTGATAGAAATATTTTACAAATAACCAAAGAACAATTAGTTGCAGGTGTTGAGGCCGGATTCCCACAAGAATTGACCAAGGCACAAAAACAATTATACAATTTACGAAGCTGCGAAATCAAGACAGGTGATGTAAATCTTGACAGCGTTTTAGTTTTTAGAGGAGAATATGCTGGAGTGGAATACAATTTAAAACCCAATAGCATTTTATTCTCTATTCCCTATACGATTGTTAGCGAATACGACAGATCATGTATTGATATATGCACATAAAAAACTAAAAAAACTATGGCAATTTATTACCCTGGCAACAACTGCCAAGACAACGTACCAGAGCATTTGTGCGACCCATGTTTAACCATTGAGTTAGGCGGGATTCGTTCAGTTGCCTTTATAGAGGAGGATTTTACCTTCACTAACCCTGCTTCTGCTTCCGAATGGAATACAGGAATTTTAGCAGGACAGATAATCATTATTCCTTTAACCTATGGAACTTTTGACGGAGGCGTACCACAGGAAGGACAAGGTTTTGGAGATAGTCCAACTTCTTTGGATGGATACGACTTCCTGTTAAACTATGCTGACCCGAACTTTAACGGCAACTGCGATTTTTACGACAACTTAAAAAATGCAAGAAATGCCTATAAAGTTTCCTGGAGAACGGAAACGTTGATTTATCTGTCTGATAAAACAGTAACAATATTACCTAAGTTTCCAATCGCTCAAGATGTTAAATCTAAAGTGGTTTGGTCGGTGGATGTGAAATGGACAAGTAAGAACTTGCCATGTTCATATACCGCTCCTGATGTATTTGATTGTACACAAGTTCAATAATTATAACGTAGCCCTTTAACCGGGGCTACTTTTTACAAAAATGATCGTAGCCTGTGATTTACCCGCTTTAGTATGTGAAGAGTGTTATGAGTTAGAATTTGAAGTTTGTGATACGCTAATAATAGCAGGAGGCTTAACGCCTTTAACTACTTATTATATTATCATAACTGACAAGTTTGCCAATACTTATAAACAGACTGTTATAACCGATGCGGATGGGGATTTTATTCTAAACTATGCAACACTTCCTTCCGGATTGTTTAATCAGCATGCGGGAGATTTTGAAGTAATTGTTTATACAAGCAATACCTATACAACTAAGGCCACATTAACATTTGGATATTTAACATACAATTGCATCATTCTTAATTTTGTTGATACACCTCCGGAAGTGGAATGCTGCGACCCTGAATCAGAAGAAGTTGTACCAACACCTTGCGAACTTCTTTTAGATAGTTTAAATGAGAATAAGTTAAACACTTGCATTTTACCAGAATATGATTTTTGTGATGAGGATGTAATCAACAGTCTTACAGATGAACAAATTGAATGCCTGGAGAACGAATTTGGAGGCGGTGCTGTAAACATCAAAGATCAGGATGGGAATGTAATAGCACAGCCGGCTTGTGGTACTGATTATACTGTTCTGGTATTTAGCGGAATTGACGAAGGAAATAGTTCAACAGTTTATACAAATTCAATAGTAGAATCATGACAGCATTAACAGGAAGCATTCAAAGAAGGAGAGATACTGCAGCCAATTGGACAGCCAATAATCCTGTTTTGTTAGCAGGGCAACAAGGGTACGAAACCGACACAAATAAATGGAAAAAGGGGGATGGTGTTACTGGTTGGAATGCACTTCCATATGATACATTCGGAATAACAGCGGCAACATTAGGAGCAGAGGTTACAACGAATAAGGATGCTTCGGGCGGATATGCAGGGCTTACTCTTTTAAAAATTAACTTCAAGAATGTTCTCGGCACATTCACATCATTTTTTACAAACTCAAATACTGCTTCCAGAACCTATACTTTTCCTGACAGAAGTATTACTGTTCCTGGAATGGATAACACAAGCCTTTCGTATGAATCACTAAGGATAGTGAATAGATATTACGGAATGCCAAGAAATACAGTAACTACATCTGCTGGATTTGCAATTAATTCTTTAAGGGCAATGCCCTATGTTATAGGAGTCGATCAGTCAGTAGACAGAATAAGAATAAACGTATCTACGCTGGCTGTAGGTGGATTGGCGAGATTAGGTCTTTATTCAGATGATGGCTCTGGTTATCCCGGAGCATTGCTTCAAGAGGGGGAAGTTGATTGTTCATCTACCGGATTAAAAGAATTAGTAATTGCACAAAATCTTTTTAGAACATCAAAAAGAGTATGGATAGCTATGAATATAAATAGCGCATTAAATGGATTTACTTTTATAAACTCTGCCCCTTGTTTATTAGGCTCTCCATCTACCGGAATTGTAGTTAATCATATTTATAGAGTGGCAAGTGCTTATGGAGCAATGCCAGCAAATTATCCGGCTGCGGCAACATCAGAACCAGTAACAACCAACTGCCCTTATGCAGAATTAAGGGTATCAGCATTACTATAATGGCAAAAAGACAAGTATTTAAAAAAAAAGTGAAGCTAGTTGAAAAAGAGGTTATAGAACAGGAAGAAGTTATAACCAAAGATGAAGCTGGTATTGAGAGAATCGAGATTATAGAAAAGACTGTTAAAAAAATGGTTGAAGAGCCTATAATGGAGATTAACAAATTAGGCGTTTTGGACTATGTATTTGACGTTATCGAGGAAGAAGAAGTTCCGGAAGAACCGCAAATTAATGACGAACCGATTGATTATTATATAAAATCTAATTTATGAAATACCAAAATGAACTATATATCTGGCTGGTCAACATAAGTGCAATAGGTATTACTTTTTCAAATGTTGAACAGTTTTTAAAAATAATCTCCCTTCTGGCAGCAATAGGGTATACAGTATGGAGGTGGCAAAAGGACTATTTTGAAAGCAATAAAAAGAAAAAGAAATAAAAATCATGGCTATAAACATTACCGATTCAAGCAGCACTATTAAAATAGAAATAACTGCTGATTACCAAAGAATAGGGTATAAAAAAATAGATGCCCAAACTGTTTTTATTGATAAATCTGACCTGGACTTAAAAGCAATTGATAATGATGTTATAATAGTTGATGGCGAAAATCATTATCGTTTTTTATACTCCGATATAACAAGTCCGGAAGGCGCAAGTGCATCTGCTGTTATCGCATTAATAGAAGCATTTAAAGACCCATCTACAAATCCAACAAGTGTACAAGAAAAAGATGGTACAACAAGTACGACATCTTCTGTTTCAGGTGCAGTTACGGCACAAACATTAAAAGCAGCAAATACATCAAGGGTGAAACTGGTAGTTGTAAATGATAGCACGGCTGTACTTTATGTAAAAGAAGGAAGCGGGGCTACGACAACAGATTATAGTTACAAACTAAATAATGGCGACACGGTAATAATTGACGATTATAACGGATTAGTAACAGGTATATGGGCTTCTGCAACAGGAGCAGCTAAAATAACCGAAACAACATGACAAAAATAATAAGAGACAACATAGTATGGGATAGCGAGCCAGCAGCAGATGATCTCATTACATTTACTAAAGGCCGAAAATTAACTACCAATATTAACATTGGTTATAATGGCGGTAATACATTAATTCTTGCAGGAACAGGAGCGGTAATAGATGTTCAGGCAGATGCTTTATTTGAAAATCTGGTTACTATTGGAACTTCTGCTAGTAACGGAACAGTAGATATAGATAATGGAGTAGGAGAAATAAAAATAAGGCTTACAGGAATAAATGGAAATGTTGATGCTACCAGTTATTCGGCATCAGGAGATTCTGGAGCATCAGGAACTTTTACCTCTCAGGACGGAAAGACAATCACGGCAACAAATGGAATAATAACAAACATAGTATAAACATGGAAATAAAATTAGAGCAATCTGTAAATACAGAGATCGTAAAAAAAGAAGCATTAATAGTTTTGGCTGAAAAAATAAATGTTAAAATGATAAATGACTATCCGAAAGAAAAAAAGGTAGAGGCGATTTT